CTTCTATCCTTCTCTTCAATGGATAATCATATTCTTTTGTTTTATCATTCCACTTTGGATATGGCTGTGATCCAACAGGCTCTCCAGTTGGATTTGCCATAGAATATGGAGGACCATAATCAGTTGTTTTAGATATAAATGGTCTATTCTCATCAACATCCACATCATATCCAGGACCAAATTCATCTTCATGATTTAAGCATTCATCACATACACGCTCCTCAGTATCACCTGTTTGCTCTGTATATTTATTACCACATTCACCACAAGTAAATTCTATCCAACTCATTTCATTCCTCCTCTGGCTCTAACCATGTTCCAGTCATTAAAAACTCTCTATCCTTACTTGATAAATAAGGGAAACAGTTTTGTATTAATTCACCTTGATGATATTTAAATAAATCTGGTGCTTTAACCACAACTTCATGGTCTTCACCGGTATTCAACCATTCACCTTTAATTAGGTAATCATGATTAGGTGATCTATCTAAATTAATTTTAGTGAACTCACAATTATTAAATGCATATGTCATTTCATTCTCCTTTATAACTGCACAGGTAATGGTGCTTTGTACTTAATCTTCTTATCATCTCTCCATATCCAGCCACGCTTGCGTGATTTAGATATTTGTCGTGGAGTGCAGCCCATATCCTTAGACAGTTCTTTGTTTGTTTTATTCAATCTTTTCATTCGATATCCTTTCTTTTATAATAATTAAGCATTATATCATCTACATATTTCATCATGCTTTCAATGCCGTCAAGCACATCATTTAAGTGGCATACACCATCTATGAATCCTCTATTATTCTTATCTGGCATATGTTTTGATGCTTTCTTGATAAAATATCTCAAGTCATTTACACCTTTCATAAGGTTTATTACAGTCATTTGTCATCCTTTCTATGGTTTGCAAATACATCTCTTAGTATAAATGATATTGCTATGCCAAAGGCAAAGTATAATACTACTATCACTAATACTCCTAATAAATGTTCTACTGCAGTCATTATGTATCCTTTCTTGTTTGATTTTCTGCTATTAATACTATTGATTGTAATTTCTTTATGAACAATTTACTAGTAGATGATATTGTTTCATATTCACCATCTTTTCCATATCTTTTACATAAAGATAAAATTCCAACATCATCAATATATAAATAGTAATCAGTATGAGTTTTATCATTTGACCCTAGATATATATCATGTCCACAGTCATTCTTATGATAACGAATACTGTTCCAATTATATTTCATCTTGTTTATCCTTTCTTTATTCTGCAATAATCAGCTATTACAGTATTTGGGGGCGTTGGGATTTACAAATACTTCCAGGTCTAGTCCCTTGAAAAAGTATTACACTTACTAACCCCCTAATTTAGTTGGCGCTGCGGCTTGATTACGCTCTAGAGATAGTGCATGATACCGATATAAGCCAGCTACGCCGGCGGTCGGATTAGCCCTACTATAATCTCACCTTATAGCCGCAGTCTTATCCATGGTGATCAACCCGGGGTGGAACCAACATACTAAAGCCTGGTAGTTTTGGTTTAAAGACATATCACTACCAAAAAGTCTGCGTTTAGGCTGGGATTGGATTTAATTTATAATATTACCTCAAACCTATCCTTTTGTTGAAGTATTGTGTCCGCTGGTACCATATGTAAACTATCTGAACCATGCCTGTTTTCTACGATTATTGTATGTATACGCCAATCATATTCTTTAGCAAGCTCAAAGTATGGTTTCATTTCCCAATCTTGGGTAAATGTGTTACATACGATTATCCTGTTAATGATGTCTGGCCAACTATAATCAGTATCTCCAATCTTCCAATCGTATTCTGCCATCCATAATTCTACCTTTTGCACAGTAGCAGCATGATATTCAGGTAGTCTACCTGCATCAAACCTATAGATGCCACCAATTGTCATCATATCATCAGTTGCTATTACTTTGGTAGAGTT